TTCTTNTTTCATGCAAGAATGCTTTTATGCTATTGCATGGGAAGAGAGAACTGGTATTCCTATCACACAATTAGTAACAATCATATCCGTCGACGATGCAGAACCGCAAGTGTTTATTGAGCATCGTGACAATTGGGATAAACAACTCATAGAAGTCATAGAAAAATATTCTACATAAACCGCATTTCATAGAAAAATCTTACTATTTTCGAAAATAGTTACACAAGCGCGGTAAACTATGATATAATGGTACATATAAAATAAAAAAAGGAGTCAAATATGACATCATCTGAAATACTAGAAAAATACAAATCACCTGAGAGCGAAACTTCTTTTGCTAAAGGTATTCCTATGAAATATCTTAAACTTATGCAATCATCATTGTTATTCTTTGATAGCATTGAGGGAGTTAAAGGTTTTAGATGGGTGTTTAGGGGTAAGTCTAAACCTGGATTTGTACGTCCACAAGCATGGTGTCCTAAACCACATGCAGAAACATTTGCAATTTATGAGAGGAGTTTATAATGCCAAGATCTAAATCAACACAAGCATTTATTGATGCTAATCCTGATAAGTTTAGGATTGTTACACCAGAGGAAACTGCCAAGACTTTGAAACGACAGAGCGGTGGTTATTTTAAAGGTCGATCTGTGATGGGTCCATCTAAATCGAAAGGTAAATTGGGGAAATCATCATGAATGCTTCTCAATATATTGTTATTAGTTTATTAATCCTCAATATAATTGTTTGGGGATGGGTACTAACGGTGGCTACATGACTTGGGAAAAATGGTCAAAGCGTAAAACTATATACACACTAGAAGGCATTCGCCTACGCAGTTGTAGATTATGGTTAGATGAAAATGGATTTCATCCGTTTTTAGATCAAGATAATTTAACACGTCCAGACTTACAGAAGTCTATGGGATGTAAATACGATGAGCTTCCAAAGGAAGCTTGGGATATGATGGACAAATATGATAACGCAATTGCTAAAGGGAGCAAATATGCTACGTGAAATAAATGACAAATTAATACTAACTGACTGCGATGGAGTCTTATTAGATTGGGAGTACCATTTCTATAAGTGGCTTAAGGAGACTGAAGGCTATGAGAGACTTGGCCCTGAGTATAACATTGCAAAAGCTATAGGTGTTGCACAGAAAACTGGTGCAAGGTTTGTAAACTTATTTAACAGGTCAGAGTATATGAAAACTCTATCACCTTTACGTGATGCTATTAAGTATGTTCGTAAGTTACATGAGGAGCATGGATATATTTTCCATGTGATTACTTCTCAAACTAACTGTCGACTTGCACAAGAGTATCGTAAAGAAAACTTACGCAATGTATTTGGTGAAGTCTTTGACGGCTTTACTATACTAAACACTGGACAAGACAAAGATGTTGCTCTTAAAAAGTGGGAAGGTACTGAATGTTTCTGGATTGAAGACAAAGCTGCTAACATTAAGATGGGCAACGATGTTGGTCTTAGAGGAATTCTTATAGATCATACTTGGAACAGAACTTGCACATATGAATGTGAACGTGCAAGGAAGTGGAAAGATGTTTATGAAATTATTACAGGAGAAGTATAATGTTATATGATTTAAAAGATAATAAGGGAGTAGTTATTCCAGATTATAAAGTCAAAAGTTGTTTAGGAAATGGCTGGCCAGAAATTCTTTCTTATAAAGGAAAGAAGGTGAGAAGAATGTCAACAATAACTTTAGATAGTGGTGGTTATCCTAGTGTTGGTTTACGACAGAATGGCAAAAAACGAACTGTAAATGTGCATCAAATAATATTTAATTCATTAGTTGGATATGATTGTCCAAAAGATCTTGATGAAAAAGAATGGAAAACCTTTTCACCTCAGATAAAGGAATACATTAGTGACAATGCACTCAATATCGATCATATAAATGATAATCGATTAGATTTTCGACCACATAATTTACAAAGAGTGGGAAGAACTCATAATTTAAATAAGAGGTATATGTAATGGCAAACTTAGTAACAAATAAAACAGAAGAGACTAATCACTTACGTGGTAAATCTAAATTTTATGTAGCAGGTTGGGTAGCTAATCGTGAGTGTGAAAACCCTCAAGTATTACCTGAGTCTTGCAAAGGTGATGTTGCAATTGAGAAACAGTATGAAGAATACCTAAGTGGATATGGTGATTCATTTGCTAATGGTGAAACTACTCATACAGAAAACTGTGAATTTATACAAGAATTTGAATTTTATACCGGTTACAAGATATGAAATGATATAAATAACTCTATATCACTATAGGATCTTTCATGTCGACGACAGAAATGTTAGAAGCGTTGGATATAAAACTCCAACAAATGGGAATGATGGGGCAATGGTATCAAAGGTACGATATAAGTACTAACGCTCAGGAATGTAAACAGATAGTTAAAGATTTAAAAAAGGAGTTAGACCCACCCTGTGGTATGAGTCACAAATAGATGTAGGAGAGCGTATGGCGTTTTTAGAAGATGTAGTCTTGTTTTGTAAAAGGGAATTAAATATTCCTGAAGAGATACTTGTATCGATTGAACAAGAAGATATATACGAAGATAATGTAAAAGGTTGGACAACAGATTCAGCCGAAGACGACGAATACGATATTGAAATTGACACTCATCTTGGCTTCAAAGAAGCTATCATTACAGTATGTCACGAAATGGTGCATGTACAACAGTTACACGAAAACCGTGAGTTAGACGAAGTCGAAGCTTACGAAAAAGAAGAACTACTATATAAAAAGTATATAAATAGTTCTCAGTAGTCTATATCCCTACTCTAAAAAGGATTTTTTTGTTTAAATAAAAAAGGAAATAATATGTTTAAAAAACTAATGGTCGCGACGGCGGCAATGGTACTATCAGCAACTTCGTTTGCTGGTATAAGTCTATCAGGTTTGTATGAGGGAACACTAGATTCACACGGTGCTTATACTCAAGACATACATACTACAATGAAAGGCACATCAGGAAACTCATCGGTAACGGTAGTTCTTGATAAAGACTTTGCGGTAGATGACATGTATGTTGAAACTACAACAGGTCCACTAACTTTTAAGATTGGTGACTCATCTGGTGACGATCCAGATTCAACTGTTCTAGGTGTTACAATGAAAGCAGGTGCAGTTACAGTTGGTCTTAATCAGATCTCTGGTGGTTCAACTACTATTGATGCAAGTGGAACAATTGGTGGTATCGCAGTTTCTATAACTGATGTAACAGCAACAACTCGTGAGACAACTGGTGTATATACTGCTGCTGGCGTAACTGCTACAGTTGTACATAACAAAGTAACTGCTGGTAATAATATTGACGTAACAATGGCAACTACTGTTGCTGGATTAACGCTTAGCGCTAATCATGATTCAAATGCAGACGGCACTTCGACTAACGAAGGTTCTGTTTCTAAAGCACTAGTTGGTTTAGGTACAGTTGAAGCTACGATGTCTAAAACATCTGCTGGTGTTACAGCTAAATCATTTAGCTTAACACGTGGTATATGGACTGCAGACTGGACTAAGACTGGAAGCGCTGATGGCGTGGCTACTCTTAAGGCTAGCTTAGCATTTTAAAAAACACTGATTACTCGGTGTAACTCCTGGGGATCTTCTGGGTCCCCAACCTTATTTTATTGGAGATATCATGAACAACACAAAATTAATGAGCGAACACTATAAGCAAGATGGTGGTGTAGCAAAGATATATCAAGTAGTAACAGGAATGGATGGAGATCATTCATTCTTCTCAATCACATACAAAGACCCACATGGTAACAGAATTATGCGAGAGGATTTTCCTTATAAAGCATTAGGCTATGTAGAAGACGCAGCAGAAAACTGGTGCAAGGGTATAAAACTTTTAACGGAAGGGTAACATGGCAACAGATTTCGATTTCGGCTTTACGCTGGTTGACGAGGCAGATTTAGATGTCTCGAAGGAACTAGCATCAGCAACAGCAACTAGTACGTCTGCACAAGACAAACTAGATACATTATATAATGCTATTACACCTCTACTCAATAATCTTAAGGCTAATCCTGAAAGGGAATATATTAAATGGCCGAATAGAGTTGACAAGGTAGAAGCATTCGAAACACACATACAAAAAATTTATAAAGGTTAGTATGTACTTTGGTGGATACTATGTTATAATAGATGTATCAATTAAAAAAATAGGAATATATTATGGCAAGACGTAAGATGAGTGAAGAGCAACGTGCAGCTGCTGCGGCTAACTTAGCGAAGGCTAGAGCGGCGAAGAAGCCCACAACCTATAAGAACATTGCAGCTAATGTATTAGCATTAGATGAAGATCATGGTCTATCCATGGTGAATGTGAAGCTATATATTAAAGCTACTAAAGAGAAACTATCTGCATTGCGTCAAGCAATTCATCGTGGTGAGAGAGGTGCTCAAGCCAAGTATGAGTCAGCAAGGATCTATAAGAACCATTGTGAGACATACCTACGAGAAGGTGTATGGTCATTAGACTTCTATGGTGAGAATGAAGAGAAGACCATGTATTGGAAGACTCTATCTCCTGCGTATGATAAAGATGGGATACAGAAATGATTGAAGACATTAATAAGAAAACGTTTTCCAATCTCATTGAAACATATGTGCGAACACATAAAGACTGCCCTTACATTGATGCGGTTATAACAGTGTGTGAGGACAACGAGATCGACATTAGGGACAGTAAGAAACTTATCTCTAAGGAGATTATAGAGCATATTGAGTTCGAAGCAAAAGAACTTAACTTATTACAAGGGGGGAACCCAACCTATGTGTTGCCTATATGAGAATGACAGGATATGAAGCATTTATAGTTCACAACGCAGTTAACCTACATTTCAATGGAACTTACGATTGTTTTAAGTATAATTTTAAAACAAATGTAACTCAGAAGACTTATTGGGGAAGACCTGATAAGTTTCAATTAACAAAGATAGGTAAACGGTTTAAGACACGGGACGACATTGCATTATACTTTGCTGCACATCAAGTGGCAGGTAATAAGTATAGTAGTGATATGGTACGTGACGAGGATACGTATACAGCATTCTTAAAGAAGATAGATAGTTTGTCTTATGTATTTAGGAATGAGTTAGAAGAAATTTCAGATGTAAAGTTTGATACTCTCTTGGAGATAGAAGATACATATCCAAGAATTATCCAGCTTCATCTTGAAGGAGCAGTGTCTCTTGAGACATTGTGTATAATAAACCGCTTGACTGGGTTTATTGATAAGGCAAACAATCAGATCACAGAGACCATCTTGTGGCCCGATTTGTTTAAGAAGATATCAAAGTATCAATCTTTCTTAAAGTTTGATGACAATAAGTTTAAAAATATTATTGTCGATATCTTTAAATAAGTATGTACTTTTGCAAAAAGTATGTTATAATATACAATGATACAAATTTATAATAATCATTAAAGGAGATAGACCATGAGTTTTGCAGACTTAAAAGCGAAAGCTAGTGACATGAGTTCACTAGTAGGTGCGGCTGGCAGCACCACAGAAAAGAAATCATATGGCGACGACCGCATGTGGAAACCCTCAGTAGATAAAGCAGGTAACGGTTATGCTGTTATTCGTTTCTTACCGACTGTTGAAGGTGATGACTTACCTTGGGCAAAGTACTGGGACCACTTCTTCCAAGGACCAACTGGACAATGGTATGTTGAGAAATCACTGACCACTATTCAGAAGGATGATCCTGTGTCGGAGATGAATTCTAAACTTTGGAATACAGGTATTGAAGCTGACAAAGATTTAGCACGTAAGCGTAAGCGTAGATTACATTATGTGTCAAACATCTATGTTGTTTCAGATCCTTCAAATCCTGAGAATGAAGGTAAGGTATTCTTATATGGATACGGTGCTAAGATCTTTGAAAAGATCATGGATAGCATGCAACCTAAGTTCCAAGATGAATCACCAGTTAACCCATTTGATATGTGGAAAGGTGCTAACTTTAAAATGAAGATCGCTAATGTTGCTGGTTACAGGAACTATG